CCACCTGAATCGGCTGAAATGCCGCCAGAAATGATGAATATGCCGCCTCAGGAGCCAATGGTATGAACGCCGCAGACTTTGTAGGTACGCTGTTTTTAGGCCGTGATGTGGCTCATTCAGTGCATCTGAACACCCGCAGTTACGCCAAACACAAGGCGCTGCAGAAGTTTTACGACGGTATTGTTGATCTGGCAGACAAGTTTGCTGAAGCCTACCAAGGCAAGTACGGCCTGATCGGCCCTATTTCGCTGCAGTCTGCAAAAAAGCAGGGCAACATCGTTGAGTTTTTAGAAGGCCAGCTAGACGAGATACATTCTGTGCGCTACAAGGTCGTTGATAAGGAATGCACCGCAATCCACAATATTATTGATGAAATTGAAGCGCTGTACATGTCAACGCTCTATAAATTGAAGTTTCTTGCTTGAGGTAAAACATGGCAAATTACACCTACATCACGGCTTCGGCCAATATTAAACCTGCGGCGGGCAAGCTAAAGGGTATTTTTGTCAGCGCTGCCTCTAGCACACCGACAATTACTGTTTACGATTCGGAAGCAAAAACCACGACAAACACCATTTTGGGCGTGTTTACCCCAGCGGCTGCAACGTCGTATGTGCTGCCACTAGACGGCGCGTATGCTAAAAGTGGCATTTATGTCGTGATTAGTGGTACAGTTTCCGCAACAATTATTTACGAGTAAGTCGAAATACCGCACAGGTGCGGAACACCTGGGATTCTTTAGGAATCGACAATGTCTGATGAAGTACAAAACGAGTTAGCGGAAGCACCCGCGCCAGAACAGGCACCGACGGCAGAGCCTGTAGCTGAAGAAACACATGCGCCGGAGAATGAAGAGTCAAAGCCAGCTAAAGTCTTCACACAAGAAGAACTAGACGCTGCCATTGGCAAAAGGCTTGCAAGAGAACAGCGTAAGTGGGAAAGAGAACAGGCACGTCGAGCGCAAGAAGCGCCTGCCGCACCTGCCGAACTCCCGCCGGTCGAGAATTTTAACTCTGTTGATGAGTACGCCGACGCATTGGCTGTACGAAAAGCAGAAGAATTATTGGCCAAACGTGAAGCTGATCGCGAACGCATGAGTATGCTTGAGGCATATCAGGATCGTGAAGAGGACGCGCGGACTAAGTATGAGGACTTCGAACAAGTCGCATACAACCCCGCACTGCCGATTACGAGAGAGATGGCTGAAACTATTCAATCGTCCGATATCGGCCCCGAACTAGCGTATTACTTGGGTTCACACCCAGGCGAAGCTAGCCGGATTTCACGCTTATCGCCTATTCTGCAGGCTAAAGAAATCGGTAAACTAGAAGCTAAAATTGCTTCAGAACCGATTTTGAAGAAAACAACTAGCGCTCCACCACCGATAGCACCGATTAGCGGTCGTGGCTCTGGCTCACCGTCTTACGACACAACTGACCCACGTTCTATCAAGAACATGACTGCGTCAGAGTGGATTGAGGCAGAGCGCCAGCGTCAAATCAAGAAGTGGGAAGCTCAACGTAATCGCTAACTTTTTTTAGGATATAAATCATGGCAAACTCGATTCTTACCATCGACATGATTACTCGGAAAGCTCTCGAAATCCTCGAGAACAACCTAGTACTCACCCGTAACGTTAACCGTCAGTACGACGACTCTTTCGCCGTTGAAGGCGCAAAAATTGGTTCCACACTGCGTATCCGTTTACCGGATCGCGCTCTGGTAACCGACGGTGCCGCCCTGCAAACTCAGGACGACAACGAACAGTTCACCACCCTGACTGTTGCTTCGCAGAAGCACATCGGCGTTAACTTCACCTCCGCTGAACTCACCATGCAGTTGGATGACTTCGCAGAGCGTGTTCTGAAGCCTCGTATTTCGCAGCTGGCCTCGTCGATCGACGCTGACGTTGCTAACGCATACAAGAGCGTTTACAACTCTGTTGGCACGCCTGGCACCACACCTTCGACTTCGCTCGTTCTGCTGCAAGCCCAGCAGAAGTTGAACGAAAACGCTGCTGTGATGTCACCACGCTACGCAACTGTTAACCCAGCTGCTAACGCTGGTCTGGTTGAAGGCATGAAAGGTCTGTTCAACCCAACCAACACCATCTCCAGCCAGTTCAAGAACGGCATGATGGGCACTGGTGTTCTGGGCTTTGAAGAAGTCAACATGTCTCAGTCGATCAAGCAGCACACCACCGGCACACGTTCTACTAGCGACACCATTTTGGTAAACGGCACTGTGTCGACTCAGGGTCAGTCAACCATCAGCATCGATGGCGGCACTGGTTCGGCAACCGTTACTGTTGGCGACGTCTTCACTATCGCCGGCGTGTACGCTGTCAACCCACAGACTCGCGAGTCCACTGGTTCGCTGCAGCAGTTCACTGTGACCCAAGCTAACACCGCTTCCGGCGGCGCTTGGACAAACATCGCTATTTCGCCTGCTATGTACACATCTGATAACGCTCTGGCGACTATCAATGCGTTCCCACAAGACGGCGCAGCAGTGACTTTCTTGGGCGCAGCTTCGACTCAGTACGCTCAGAACCTCGTTTACCACAAGGATGCGATCACTTTCGCTACCGCCGACCTGTTGCTGCCACAAGGCGTCGACATGGCCTCGCGTCAAGTACACAACGGCATTTCGCTGCGTGTTGTTCGTCAGTACGACATCAACAACGACCGTCTGCCTTGCCGTATTGACGTGCTGTACGGCTATAGCACGATCCGTCCTCAAATGGCTTGCCGCATGTGGGGTTAAGTCTTGGTGGGGGCTTCGGCCCCCATTAACAACATTTTTTAAGGATACTTATCATGGCAATTCCAAATGGCGCTGGTGGTTATCAACTTGGCGACGGCAATGTTTCTGAGGCAACGCTGACTGTTCAGGGCGCTCCTACCGCACTGACCGCAGCTGCAACAGCAACTGCTGCTCAACTCTCAAACGGCCTGTTTACTTTCAACGGCACTGCTGGCAATCTGACTCTGCCTACCGTTGCTGATCTGGAAGCAGGCATTCCAAACGCTGTCAAAGTCAATGCTGCGTTCGACTTCTACGTTATCAATATTGATGCCGGTACTGACGACGTGACTGTTGCAACAGCTACTGGCTGGACTTTGGTGGGCACTATGGCGGTGACTGAAGGTACTTCCGGTCACTTCCGCGCTCGCAAGACCGGCGACGGCTCTTGGACGCTGTATCGCATTTCTTAATGCTATGGGGGCTTCGGCCCCCGTTTTTAAAGGATAGACTATGTCATCGAATACCAAACCAATTGGTGTGGCTTTTGAAGACCAGAACATCATTGGGTCTGATTTAGTGATGTCTGGGGGTGAATTAGGCTACACCGCAGAAGCAAGCGGTACCGTAACTCAAGCAACTAGCAAATCAACTGGCGTGACTTTAAACAAGTCTGCCGGTCAAATTACTATGAACGACGCCGCGTTAGCTAATGCTACCAACGTCTCGTTTACTTTGACTAACAGCACCATCAGCACTAAAGATGTTGTAGTTTTGAGCGTTGCAGCTGGTGCTACTGCCGGTGCGTACAACTGCTGGATTTCTGGCAAGGCTACTGGAAGCTGCACAATCACATTACGCAATCTTTCGGGCGGTTCGTTGTCTGAAGCGGTTGTAATCAATTTTGCTGTAATTCACGTACTGTAAAACCACGGGGCTTTGGCCCCGTCTACCCTATGCCCATATATTTACAACACCCAGTTCACGGCACCAAAGTCGCAACAATGGAAATGGAAGCCGAATTTGATGAACAAAACGGCTGGGAGCGCTATAATCCCGACACGCCTTCAGAGCCTGAAGCGGCGGCACCAGCCAATGAACTGGAAGTTAAACGTCGTCGTGGCCGCCCTCCCGTAGAGGCGGCAGCTTAAAGGAGCGGATATGGCCACTACTGCTGGCGATCAAATCAACCGAGCGTTGCGATTGCTTGGCGTACTGGCTGAAGGCGAGACGTCTTCGGCGTCGGTAATGCAAGACGGTCTGACTGCGCTCAATCAGATGATTGATTCGTGGAACACTGAGCGTTTGGCTGTGTTTTGCACGGAAGAGCAAATTTTTAATTGGCCGCCTGACGAGATTACCCGCACGCTTGGCCCGACCGGCAATTTTGTCGGCAACCGTCCTGTTTTGATTGACGACGCAACATACTTCCGCGACGCTAGCACCAACGTGTCTTACGGCATCAAGCTAATCAATCAGCAACAGTACAACGGTATTGCGGTCAAAACGGTCACCAGCACCTATCCGCAAGTCATGTTTGTGAACAATACGTTCCCAGACATCACCATGACGATCTACCCCAAGCCAACGCGTGTTCTTGAATGGCATTTTGTGTCGGTGCAGCAGCTGACTACCCCCGCAAACTTGGCGACTAATTTGACTTTTCCGCCAGGCTATCTGCGGGCGTTTGTGTACAACTTGGCGATGGAATTTGCGCCGGAGTTTGGCGTTGAGCCGTCACCGCAAGTGCAACGCATTGCAATGACGTCCAAGCGTAACCTGAAGCGCATCAACAATCCTGACGATGTGATGTCTATGCCGTATTCGCTGGTTGCAACTCGTCAACGTTTTAACATTTACGCAGGAAACTACTAACATGGCCACTATTGCAATCTCAGCCCTTCCTGCAGCCACCGCTGCGGCTACAACCGACGTTTTGCCTATTGTCCAAGGGGGCACAACAAAACAAATTACTAATGCTTTACTGTTTACCAATTCAACCTTGGTAACGCCCGCGCTTGGCACGCCCTCAAGTGGAACTTTGACTAATTGCACAGGCTTACCTGTTGCAACTGGTGTAAGTGGTTTGGGGACAAGTGTGGCTACTTTCTTGGCAACACCAAGCAGCGCCAATTTACGAACGGCGTTAACGGATGAAACTGGTACAGGTTCTGCGGTATTTGCAACTAGCCCAACATTGGTAACCCCAGATATCGGTGTAGCTACCGGCACAAGCGTAACTTTAAGCGGCCTTAATGCAACTAACGCTGCCGCACCAACAATTGCAAGCGCCGCTACGATTGCGCCAACAAAGCAAATTACGTTTATATCGGGAACCGCCGCAGTAGTAACTATTACTGCGCCGACCCCAATTTCTGCTGGTGGTGGTTCAATTATTTTGATTCCAACTGGCGTATTTACATGGACAACAGCAGGCAATATTGCTCTAGCTGGCACAGCAGTAGTTAGTAAGGCATTAACAATGACTTACGACGTTACAACAACCAAGTGGTACCCAAGTTACACCGCATGAAAACACCGATTCTTGGCCAATCCTACGTGGCTCGTAGCGTCAACGCTGCGGATAGCCGCATGGTTAACCTGTACCCTGAAGTTACCCCCGCGCCAGAAGGCATGGAGCCTGCGTATTTGAATCGGGCGCCCGGGCTAAGTTACTTGGCAACCGTAGGTACAGGGCCAATTCGTGGGTTGTGGGCGTTTAAAGAGTTTGGCTACGTTGTATCCGGCAATAGTTTATACAAGTTAACCGACAACTATACAACCACGCTTTTAGGAATTGTTTCTGGGTCTGGGCCGGTATCTATGGCAGATAATGGCACCCAACTTTTTGTTGCTGCTAATGGCCCTAGTTATATTTACAACTCGTCGACCAACGTATTTCAACAAATTACCGACCCCGATTTCCCTGGCGCGGTAACAGTTGGTTTTTTGGATGGGTATTTCGTTTTTAACGAGCCAAATAGCCAAAAATTGTGGGTTACTAGTTTGCTAGACGGCTTGTCAATAGACCCGTTAGATTTTGCAAGCGCTGAAGGTTCGCCCGATAATGTCGTTAGTTTAATTGTAGACCACCGCGAAATCTGGGTGTTTGGCACCAATAGCACTGAAGTTTGGTACGACGCAGGCACTGCCGATTTTCCGTTACAACGTATTCAAGGCGCTTTTAACGAAATTGGCTGCGCAGCACCTTATTCGGTAGCCAAGCTAGACAACAGCGTGTTTTGGCTAGGCGCGGACGCGCGCGGGCGCGGTGTTGTTTATCGAGCTAACGGCTATACCGGTCAGCGTATTTCTACCCACGCTGTTGAATGGCAAATACAAGAATACGGCAATTTGTCTGACGCAATTGGCTACACTTATCAGCAAGACGGGCATACTTTTTATGTACTGATTTTCCCTGACGCCGACACAACTTGGGTTTACGACGCGGCAACGCAGGCTTGGCATGAGCGCGCAGGTTGGTTTAATGGGTCGTTTACTCGGCACCGTAGCAACTGCCAGATGGCCTTTAATAGCGAAGTCATTGTCGGCGACTTTGAGAACGGCAATATTTACGCGTTTGATCTGGACGTGTATGCGGATAACGGCCAGATCCAAAAATGGTTGCGGTCTTGGCGCGCGCTGCCTACAGGGCAAAACAATCTTAAACGTACCGCCCACCACACGTTGCAACTTGAGTGCGAATCGGGCGTTGGTTTAAATGCTTACCCTGCTTACGACAGCGAAAATATCGACACTGAAAACGGTTTAAATATTATAGCTGAATACGTGCAAACTTATTTAGTTACTGAATCACAAACTATATTAACTACTGAAGCAGGCGATCAATTTGAACCTTTGGGGCAATATGATTTACCTGATATTGACATTAATGGGTATGGCTTAATTACTACTAGTTACCCGGCTGCGCCAGGCTATGATCCTCAAGTTATGCTGCGTTGGTCAGATGATGGCGGTCATACGTGGTCGAATGAACATTGGTCTAGCATGGGCAAGATTGGCGAATACTACCGCCGGGTGTTCTGGCGTCGATTGGGCATGACGTTAAAGCTGCGTGACCGAGTGTACGAGGTGTCTGGCACTGATCCGGTCAAAATAGCCATTATGGGCGCTGAATTGCAACTCAGCGGCACGAATGCCTAGCCCACCTAACATAACCAATATTACCCCGCCGCGCGTTCCGTTAATTGACGAGCGCACGGGGCTAATGTCGCGTGAATGGTACCGGTTTTTCCTTAATCTGTTTAATCTAACAGGAGGAGGCACTAACACCACGTCGTTGACCGATTTACAGCTTGGGCCACCCGCGCCGCAGCAAGAAGACATCATTGATATTATTATTGATGTTGAAGCGGCTAAAATTCAACCTACCCAAGAGTCGGCCAACGAACAGATTGCTGAGCTTGCCAAGCAAGTTGAAGCCTTATCGGTTTTGCCTTTGACTAGCTGGGTATTGTCTGAACTTGCCGAATTGCAATCCCAAATTGATGGGTTGTCGACCGCGCCCGCATTAACTCCTATTGTCGCAGCCGCGTTAACTGGAGTTGATGACACCAACGTTACCTTGACTTTAAATGGGTCGCCCACCACGGCGTTGCTTGCCCCTGTTACACTAACATTGGGTTGGGCAGGGCAGTTAGCTGCAACACGCGGCGGCACAGGGTTTGGCTCGTATGCTGTAGGTGATACTGTATACGCTAATACCACTACTTCATTAGCAAAACTATCAATTGGTGCTGCTAACCGCGTTCTTACCTCGTCGGGAACCGCGCCGCAATGGTCTACTGGCCTTGCGTTGACCAGCGCCAGTAGTATTGAAGTTACTGACAATGTAAATGCTGCGCTAAGAATTACACAACTTGGAACAGGCAACGCGCTGTTAATTGAAGACAGCGCCAATCCAGACAGTACGCCATTTGTTGTTACAGCAGACGGAAGAATTATCACAGGCACCACACAAGCGTATTCTGCTGATGGTGACACACAGCAACTTCAAGTTCACGGGTTAACACAAGCATCATCAAGCGCGTTGCTTGCGAACTGGTCTGCGACAGCAACATCAGAACCAAATCTGGCTTTTGCCCACTCCCGAAGCGGCGTTGTCGGTACTCATACAGCATCTATACTTAATGATAATTTAGGAAATATTATTTTTTGTGGTTCTGACGGTTCTGCTTTTGGAGCTGGCGTTGCAATTCTTGCTGAAGCAGATGGCACATGGAGTGGCTCAAGCACACCGGCAAAAGTCACTTTTTTTACTGTTGCTTCAGGTTCAACAAGCGGCTCTGAAGCGCTTTTGCTAACTAGCGGGCAGGGGGTGCAAATCTACCGCACTGCCGTTACTTCTCCAGTTGCCGCAGACGGCAACGTGTTTAGTGGTACTTATACACCGTCTTTAACCAATACAACAAATATTGCATCAAGCACTGCCGCTGTTTGTCAATACATGCGTGTGGGGAATGTAGTTACTGTTAGCGGCACTGTCACGATTGACCCAACTGCTACTGGTCGTATTGTTATGGGTATGACACTACCTATTGCTAGTGCTTTTGCGACAAGCACGCCAAATCAATGCGGGGGAACTTTTGCATCTTCTGGCACTACTACGGTCAACGTCGGTTCTGTTGCGGCAGATGGGACTAACGACAGAGCAACATTTGATGGTGTTGTTGCCGATGCCGCTAGTAGAGTTTATGGGTTTTCATTTACTTATTTGGTGATTTAATGGAACACATAGTTACATTCTGGACTCCCCCAGATGCGGAACACAAGCTTATCATCACCTTCGATGACGAAACAACCAAGGAATACGCGCAGGCTGACAAGGATCAGTACCTTGCAGATTACCCCGACCGCGCAGCTGATGTCGCGGCGATGGGCTGGTGATGTTAATATTTAAATTAGATTTCCAAAGGTGATTACATGACTGCTTATCTTTCCCCGCAGCCAAAACTGCAATTTTTTGACGCTAACGGTATTCCGCTTTCTGGCGGCAAGTTGTACACCTACGCGGCGGGGACTACCACGCCATTAGCTACTTACACGACGTCCCAAGGTAACGTAGCCAATACAAACCCCGTTATTCTTGATTCGCGTGGTGAAGCCAATGTTCGCCTTAGTAACGCGTCGTACAAATTTAAATTAACTACTTCTACGGACGTAGAAATTTGGACTGTAGATAACATAACTGACATTTCCGTACTAATTGATGAACTTAAAGCTGAACTTGCCGCGCCTAACGGTTCGTCGTTAATTGGTTTTATCGCAGACGACGCGTCGGCGGTTGCAACTACTGTACAAGCAAAATTGCGCGAAAGCGTCAGCGTAAAGGATTTTGGCGCATCGCCAGACGCAACACCAGCGGAAAATACGGCAGCGATTCAAAACGCGCTAGATTTTGCGGCAGACAAATATCGAGTATATATCCCCGGCGGCGAATATATCGTTAACACAACTATTCGCATTCCTTCGAACACTTATTTTTATGGCGACGGCGAATCATCAATCATAAAAATGGTTGGCACTGAAGGGCGCGATACTACGTTGGTTTTAACTGGCGAACGAGATAATAAGCGCGAAAATATTGTTTTAGAAAACATGACGCTTGATTTTAATAGAACGCGTTGGGCTGTTTCTGGCGGCATAAGAATATTAGATCCTAATTACCCAGGTGAATATCAAAACAACAGTGCTTGCGCTCTAAGTATTTGTTACAGCGAATATGTTTTGGTTCGGGGGGTTAATTGCATAGACGGGTGGTTGCATTCAATGGATATTTGCGCCCCAAAATATGTAACTGGAAACGACGGCGCAACTTACGACCCGCAGCCATCACGTTTTGTGCGCGTTGAAAATTGTTATTTTACCGGCGGTGGCGACGATAATTTTACGACGCATTTTTCGTCTGACATTTGGGTTGTCAATTGTTTGTCCGAAAACCCTTCTGGCGCAAGAGTTCCTAGCAATTCAAATTGTTTTGAAGTTGATGATGGGTCGCGCAACGTAATGATTTCAGATTGCGTCGGCATCGGCGGTTCCTGCGGGCTGCAAATTAAAGGCCACAATTATGCGCCAGCCCCTTACAACGTAATTGTTAATGGTTTGCGCGTAGTCAATAATACGGTTGGCGTTGAAATTCGGCATACGGGTTGGTACGGGAATTCAGTTTCATTTAGTGGAACTGGGTCACAAACTGTATTTAATTTGCCTGGTGGTTATTTGCCAACATCGGTTGTTTATGTAAATAGTGTATTGCAAACAACTGGGTATGTAATTGCTGAAACATTGACTGGCGCAACGTTGACTTTTTCGGTTGCGCCGTCTGCTGGAACCGACAACATTACAGTTTACAAATCCGAAGATGGATCGCTTCCTGAAATTATTGATGAAGATGGCAATTTAATTGCATACACGGGCGTAAGCCCAACAGCGCGAAATTTACAACTTTCAAATATTCAAATTATTGCGCCGCGTTTGGTTGTCCACAATTCAACCACTTACAACGCTCAATATGGAATGCGAATTAGATCGTATGAAAATGTCCAGTTGGTAAACATTCAGATTAGCGACGGAACGTTGGATTTGGCGGGGGATTACCAGCCTTCAACCGCTTTAAGCTCTGGAATTGTTGCGCGGTTTTATGAGGGCGTAAGTAAACTGTCATTTAAGAATTTTGCAATTTATGGGTTTGAAACTACGGCAGAGGGTTTCCGCTTGACATCTTCGGCCATTGGGCCGTTTGTGTTAGATGGATTTGTTTCAATTAATGGCCCCGATAACGTTATTAGAATTGGTAACGCCTCATACAAAGGTTTAATTCAAAATTACATGATTTCGGGCAACAAGCCCAATAATGCAGCTATTTACGTCACAAACCCAAATATTCAAATTGGCCAAGGATTTGTCAGTGGGTATTCTGGCGACGTAGTTGGCGGCATTGGTTCTGACGATAACAACACTCCAGCACCTATTACTTATTTCCGTACCGCAAGATCAACCGGTAATACAGCGACAACGCCAGTTGCAATGATGCAATTTAACTGGCAAGAACGGGCGCAAGATTTAGGCGCGGGCGAAGGGCAAAAAATCTCATGGGGCGGCCAAAACGTTGCTGACACAGTGCCGGTTGAATTTGGTTGGATTGGATTTCAAAAATCCACATCTTCCGACAACCGCGTGTCTGACTTTGCAATCGCCAATACCTCAGACGGCGGGGCGTCTGTCACTGCTGGATCGTTCATTGTCAATCAACGTTACGTCATCACGTCAATAGGTACGACGGACTTCACACTGATCGGCGCATCGGCGAATACGGTTGGCGTCGAATTTGTAGCTACTGGTGTCGGTTCTGGTACGGGTACTGCGACGACGCTTGCGACTCCATATTTTGTGGTTGAGGCTGCAGGCCCGACTCGCCCCGGTACGGACAACGCCAGAAGTCTCGGCACAGCTAGCTTTCGTTGGTCGGTAGTTTACGCAGCTACTGGCGCCATTAACACCTCAGATGCAAGAACTAAACAGCAAATTCGTGAACTAATAGAGGCAGAAAAAGCCGTAGCAATGCGGTGCAAAAAGTTGTTACGCGCTTTTAAATTTAACGACGCCGTGGACAAAAAAGGCGACGATGCAAGGATTCATTTTGGCGTCATTGCGCAAGATTTGGCGGAAGCATTCCGCGCTGAAGACCTTGACCCTAACAAATATGCAATGTTTTGCTATGACGTTTTGGGCGAGACACTTGAGGATGGCACTTTTGTAAAAACGGGCGACAGATACGGTGTACGATATGAAGAACTGTTGGCCTTTATCATTGGAGCAATGTAATGACAGTCACCGTTAAAGTACTCATTCCTGCCAAAACGGCAGAAAATAGCCAGACCACGCAATATACTGCATCTGGCGTGACCACCATCATCGACAAGTTTACGGCCACTAATTACAGCGCGTCTGCCGCTACGATTAGTGTCAACTTGGTAACTGGTGCCGATACGGCGGGTAACCAGAACTTAATTACCAAAACAAAAACATTGCAGCCGTCCGAAGTCTACACATTTCCAGAAATTGTAGGCCAGGTCTTGGCACCCAGCGGTTTTATCTCTACTATCGCGGGAACTGCTAGTGCGATTAATATTCGGGCGTCAGGCCGCGAGGTAACGTAACATATGGGCGCTATTGAACTTTTTGATGCTGACGGCACTGCGGTAGTTACCGCAGAGGCCATGCGCCAAAAAGTTGTTGCACTGCAAGATGAATTGTTGCAAATGCCGCAGGCCGATATTGTGACAACGCACACGTTTTTGCCTGGCGTGTACGAACGAAAGATTACCGTGCCGCCGTGGACAGTGTTGACAGGCGCAGCGCACAAGACGGACTACCGCGTGCGGTTGGAAAAGGGCACAATTGCAGTCAACCGCAATACGGAAGTCGTTGTGCTAACAGCGCCATGTGAGTTTGACGCCAAGGCAGGTGAACAACGCGCAGGCCGCGTGTTTGAAGATGAAGTTGTTTGGGTGGACGTGTACGACAACCCCGACGACTGCCAAGACATACCGACGTTAGAAGACAGGCTGTACGTTGTGCCGGAGTGTGGGTTAGGCGATACTCGACGTCAGTTAGCGATTGAATCGGCGCAAACGGATTATCAGTTGTTTTTAGAGCAGTTGGGTGTGGATCAGCCCACAATGGACGCAATAGTAACTATTGAAAGCGATCTAATTGATATGCCCGAAGGGCACGATGTAGAATTAAAAACGTCGCCAGTGCATGGTACGGGCATGTTTGCAACGCGGTACTTTTTTGCCGGTGAAGTTATTTGCCCCGGTCGATTGGATGGTAAGCGTACTCCGGCAGGCCGGTTCATAAACCATTCGCCCGACCCTAACGTAATACCGCACAAGTTTGGTGATGACATTTACGCAATAGCTTTAAAAGATATTCCCGTTGGCGGGGAACTTTTTGTAGATTATAGAGCCTCTATGCAGGTGAATTTTGGGCTTTATTTATCAGGGGAAACATTATGTCAGGATGGGTAGCGGGAGCAACGGTTGTTGCCGCCGGCGTAGGCGCATACGCTTCTAATCAAGCCGCAAAAAAACAAGCGGAAGCTGTAGAACAAGGCGCTAATGCGCAAGAGCGCATGTTTAACCGGCAACTGCAGTTGCAAGAGCCTTTTCGGATGGCTGGCGTTAACGCGCTGCCCGAACTGATAGCTGCATCACGGTACACGCCGTTCAGCATGCAACAATTTAAAGCCGATCCCGGCTACGCGTTTCGGTTGCAAGAAGGCTTAAAATCGCTTGACCGCAGCGCCGCAGCACGCGGCGGCTTGTTATCGGGCGCCACGCTAAAAGGCGCTTTGCGCTACGGCCAAGAATTAGGATCGCAAGAATACACTAACGCGTTTAACCGCTATCAAGCTGAACGCGCTGCCCGGCTAAATCCTTTGCAATCGTTGGCGGGCATGGGTCAGACGACTGCCAATACGTTGACTAATGTTGCAGGTCAGTACGGTCAAAACATGGCCGAGAACGCTGCTGCGATGGGTAACATCCGCGCGTCTGGTTACATGAATACGGCTAACGCATTGACGAACGCGTTAGGCCAAGGGGTGAACTACTATCAAAATCAGCAAATGATGAATAGGTTTTTTCCACAACAAGGTGGGGGTGGAACAGCGCCACTAGGTATGCCGGGCAATCCGTTTCCATACGACGTTACTTAAAGGTAAATTATGGCCGGCATAGACTACAGTATTCCAGGGCAAATTAAAGGCATTCAAATTGAATCGCCTATGAACGCTATGGCGCAAGCCATGCAGCTGCGCAACCTGCAAGAAACATCGCAGATGAATGCGTTGAAGGCGCGCGAATACCAGCAGCAAGTGCAGGAAAAAAATGCGCTCGCTCAACTAATGGCGAATAAAGAAGTACCTTATGGGTCGGACGCGTTCTATTCACAGCTTGCTACAGTTGCCCCTAGCTTTTATGAAAAAATTGCTACTGGCGATGTGCAACGGCAACAAGCATTAGCCGCAAAAGAAACGCGCGAAGCAGAAGCAGAAAAACGCAGGTTTGATTTAGAGCAAGCAAAGAAAAAAGAAGAAAGAGATGCCCTAGATCTTCGACTAAAACAATTTAATGAGGCGTTTCCTGCGTACAACATTCAATCTGAAGACGATGTTGAAGCGCGTATTTTGGCAATGGCTAACGATGAAACGCTTGGCCCGCTAGCAACACGTTTTGGGTCGCTTGGCGATACGCTTGAGCGCAATAAAGCTGAATTTAGGCGCGACCCTCGTAATTACGTTGCGCGTTTGGCCGGCACATCCGCAGAAGAAATTTTAAAAGCTGCCGATGCCCGTGAAACTGAAGACTACAACAACTACAAGGTTGCTGAAGTTTTTGCTGGACGTACGCCGGTTGACCGCAACACTTACCTGAGAAGTCGCCGCGAGCCGCAGGCAGCAACGCCGGCGTCGACGCCTGCCCCAGCAACAGTGACAACGCCAGCAGCCATTACTACAGCGCCAGATGGGCCTAAAGTCCTGCCTCCCATTACCGTAGAAGGTAAAGAAGAAGGGTTTGATTTTATTGACCCCCAAGCGCAACGGTTACTTCAGTTAGCTGCTACAGCTAAAACCGATAGGGAGGCGGCTGCGTACAAAGCTGCTGCCGAAAAAATTCAGGCCGAACACGCAAAAAGGCTGGAAGAAAAACGAAAAACAGGCCAGCTTACGGGCGAATTCCAAAACGTATTGTTAGCAGAACAAAGAATAATTGAGCTTGAAAAAAACCCGACGCCAGAAAATAAGCGTTTGATAGAGGTTTTACGCGGGCAAATTAAAGCCGCGAATCTTGGTAAAGCTACTAATGTTAATGTTGGCGTAAAACTGCCGCCGCAAGAAAAATCATTTGAAGAAGAACTTGGTAAAGGCCAAGCAAAAACATTGCTTGAGAATAAAACCAAAGCTGAAGACGCGCGCGATATGTTGGATACGGTCAATATTGGCCGGGGCATTCTTAAGTCAGGCGCTATCACGGGTGCAGGTGCGGATTTTTTTGTCGGTCTTAACCAAGCACTTAAAACAGCGGGCGTTGATTTTGGCTACGCAGACGCATCAGCTAACTCACAAGCGTACACCGCCAATATGGCACAGAACGTCGGTAAGCTGATTAAACTGTTCGGTGCTGGTACAGGTTTGTCTAACGCCGACCGAGACTACGCAGAAAAGATGGCGGGCGGTAAGATTGCCCTTGACAAAGCTGCGCTGCAAAAAATATTGGATATTCAAGAACGTGCAGCGCGTAACGTTATTAAGCGGCACAATCAAAACGTTAAAGATATTAAAACTAACGTCCCCTTGACTGTAGATGTTGACGAAACGCCCGCCGCGCCGCCAATGTCGGTACAAGATAAGCAAGCTTTAGATTGGGCCAACGCTAACCCTAAAGACCCCCGATCAGCGCAAATTAAACAGCGGCTTGGAGTGAAATAATGGCTGGATTTGATCCTGACGCATATCTTGCAGAGCCACCTAAAGCGTTTGACCCAGACGCTTATTTGCGATCTTTGCCTGAAGTTGTTGTAACGGCAGATCGCGATAGTGAAATACCAGCGCCGCGTCGCAGCTACAGCGCGGCAGAAGTGCCGTTTCAGGCGATCACAAATATACCGTCAAGCGCCAAACGATTCGCGGGCGGTTTGTATGACGTAGTTACTAGCCCGGTACAGACCGCTAAAGGTGTGTTAGACATCGGCGCAGGCGCTATTCAAAGCGTATTACCACAAACGGTGGTTGATTTTGTAAACCGATTTGAAGCCAATCCTGAAGCTGGCCGCCAAGTTCTTGAGGCTGCGCGGGCTGCTGGCGGCGTTATTGCTGACCGATACGGCAGCTACGAAAACATTAAGCGCACGTTGGCTGAAGACCCTGTGGGCGCTGCTGCGGACTTGTCCACGCTGCTGACAGGCGGCGCGGGCGTGGTGCGTGGTGTGTCTAAATTCGCGCCCGCCGCCGTACCTACTGCTACCACGTTGGAGCGCGCGGCTACGCTTACCAATCCAATATCAGCGGTAACTATACCGGCGCAAAAAGCGCTGGCGTTTAAAGAAGCCGTTTTGCCGGGTAAATTGACTAGGCAACAAGAACTTAACGCCGTTCGTGACGCCACGTTGCGTGCTGGGCTTGAAGAAGGTTACATGGCAACGCCTGGTAGCGTGACGCCACAAGGCCGCAACATCATTGCGGAACGTATGGCGGGCAAAACTAATCTTGAACAGTTGATGTCGATCAACAACCAAGACGTCACCAACAAGCTAGCCCGCCGCGCGGTAGGCATTGACGAAACAGCGCCGCTAACGTCTGAAAATATGGCCGCCATTCGTAAAGCGGAATACAAAAAAGGCTATAAACCTGTTGAGCGTCTAGGCCAAGTAGCTACGGATGCGCAATATTTAGACGACATGGTTAACGTGGAGTCAAAATATACCGGCCCCGGAAAATCGTTTCCCGACGCGGTGCCTGACGAAGTTACTAAGCTAATCAAAACTTATGCAGTAGGTAACTTTGACGCTAAAGATGCAGTGCAAGTAATGCGGCATTTAAGAGAACAATCAGGCGCCAATTTTAGAAAAGGCGATGTAGCTGTAGCTAACGCGCAGTCTGATATTGCTAGGGCGCTTGAGAATCAAATTGAACGGTCATTAGCTGCTGCGCCTACGCCTAACGCCAATACGTTGCTTGAACAGTTTCGACTGTCCCGCCAGCGTATGGCAATCTCTCATACGATTGAGGACGCTATCCGCGAAGGCGGCGGTGCCGTAGAGGCTAAAAAACTTGCCCGCGATTTGCAAAGCGGCAAATATTTGTCTGGCGACTTAAAGACCGCCGCTGAGTTTGCTAATGTGTTTCCTCGCGTATCCAAAACTGCAGCCGAGATCGGCACGCCAGGCGCGGGTACAATGATGGGCGCGCCTTCGGGTTTTGGTGGTGTAATGGGAGGCATATTAGGTGGCATAGCTGGCGAAGGCCAAGGCGCTGTGACCGGCGGTGTGTTGGGCGCGTACGCCCCACAAATGGTGTCGGCGGGGATGCGTAACTATTTAATGTCGCAAGGCGTTCAAAATAGGTTGATCCCCACTTACGAGTCTACGTTATCTCGTATAGCATCCGATACGGCGGCGAGAAACGCATTGTTAGCTACGCAAGCCGGTAACGTCACAAACCAGAACAGAATGAGGAAATGATTAGATGGACTCGCAAGTGCTTTTTAACATCGCAGTCGCCATCGCCGGGTTCTTTGGTGGTTGGATACTGAACAGCATCCACAAGTCGATCGACCGGCTAGACGTGGATGTGCGGGCCATGCCGCACGTCTATGTCACCCGTGAAGACTACAAGGAAGACATGCGCGAAGTCAAAGAAATGCTAGGCAAGATTTTTGACCGACTAGAGGCCAAGCAAGACAAGTAAGGTGGACCCGCTAACGCTCTTAGCTGCCGCTAACGCGGCTGTCGCTGCGGTTAAAAAGGGGTGTCAGCTATATAAGGACATCAAAGGCGCGGCGGGTGAGGTCAAGGATGTACTGGACGATCTAAAAACGCAGTTTGGAAAGATTAAGAACCCGACCAACGCGCAAAAGATTCAGTACAACGAAGAAGTGCAGCGGGTGCAGGAGATTGGCAAAGCCGACCCGAACGATGTATTTCTCCAGATCGGTAACGATCTAGGCGCTTTGATGGATGCGTATGACGACATCGGCAAGGCGTTCTTAGCGCAAGAAGCAGCAGCAACACAGGTCTACACCGGCAAAGATTCGATCGGCAAGCGCGCGCTAAACCGCGTCATTATCAGAGCCAGGCTTGACGCAATGCTAGTTGAATTGCGTGAGACGATGGTCTACAAAGCCCCGCCAGAGTTGGGTGCGCTGTGGACGAAGTACGAAGCAATGTGGAAGCAGATTGTTGTTGAGCAGGACGAGGCACATAAGCGTGAAACTGCAAAGATGCAGATCGAGGCGGCGCAAAGACGCAGGCTAGCAAGAAAAAGGAAAGAGGAAGCAGTATGGGTTGGAGCAATCCTTTTCGTCGTGGCGTGGTACGTCGGAGTCCTCCTCCTGCTTCGTCTGAGCCAGACGTACCGTGGGCCCTCCTCGTCGCCGTTCTGGTCTTGTGTTTTGTGCTAGTCATCGCCCTGCCGGTCATGGGCGTCATGTACATGGACATGAACAACGCGCTGTACAAGGCTGCTGAAGAGACGCGCAAAATGAAAGAACTGCGGCTAAAAGTTTTAACAGAGATGAGGGGCGAAGAATGAGAGAACTATTCGGCGAAGATTGGATGACCAAGAAGTGGCGCCCCATGATGGCGATCACGTACATGCTGATCTGCTTGTTTGACTTCATCTTCGGCCCTATCCTCTACAACCTTCTTCAGTTCTGGAACCCTGGCCAATCGGTTGGCATGTGGCAGTCGCTGACCCTGCAAGGCGGTGGGCTAATCCACATTAGTTTTGGTGCAATCCTCGGTATCGCCGCGTGGACTCGCGGTCAGGAAAACATCGCAAAGGTTCAAGTAGGCGAAAGACCAGAAAATGCCTAGCCCTTGGGTCATCGTCGGGGCGCTAGTGCTAGTCATCAGCTCGTACTTTTACGGGCATCACACTGGCGTCCAAGTCACCAAGGCTGAATGGGAGGCTGAAAAGGCTGCAGCGGCCATTGAAGCCGGCAAGGTGCTAGCCGCCGAGCAGGCTAAGGTAGCCGAGTATGAGCATCTGCTGGCAAACACGCAAACCAAAGTGGAGAAGGTCTATGTTGACAAAGTTAGGACTGTGGAAGTGGAGAAGCAAAAGCTTGTTACTGTTGCTCGTACTGACGGGTTGTTCATCGACGCCGCGTGTCCAGACCGTAGTAGCGCCGTGCCCAGTGCTGCCCCCGCTCCCAGCAGCAGTAATGGAAACACGAAAGCCCGACTTTCAGGAGAGGCTGCAGAAGCTCTTATCGCCATCGCAGCCGACGCCGACGAAGTCACCCACCAATTAACCGCCTGTCAGGAGATATTGAGAAATGAAAGAGAACTTCGACGAAGCTCTGAAAGCAATCCTTAAACACGAAGGCGGTTTTGTAAATCATCCATCCGACCCAGGCGGCATGACTAACTTGGGCGTAACCAAGAAAGTGTGGGAAGAATGGGTCGGTCATCCTGTTGGCGAAAAAGAGATGCGCGCGTTGACCCCGGATACAGTGGCACCCATGTACCGCAAGAAGTACTGGGATGCAGTCAAGGCCGACGAGCTGCCAACGGGCCTGGACTATCTGATGTTCGACTTTGCGATCAACGCTGGCCCTGGCCGTGCAGTCAAGACCATGCAAAAAGCGATCGGAACGACGCCTGATGGCGCCATTGGCCCCAAGACCATGCAGGCATTGAAAGACGCCGATCAGAAGGACTTGATCGCTAAGTTCAGCATGGAGAAGGAGCTGTTCTATAAGGCGCTCCCGACGTTCACAACCTTCGGCAAAGGTTGGATGCGTCGGGTAGCAGAGGCGCAATCACATGCGGTGACGATGCTGGCGTAACTGCCGGCAGACCTCACGGTCACGCGTTGACATGTCAGGAGCGATCTCGGCCACACCGCACTCAGACGGTGTTGGCCGTTGTGTCTCCGGTATGAAGAACGCCAGAAAGCCAATAGTGGCCACCACGATGGCCGCGTAGAAGACGATAACAAGCTCTTTCATATACTCAGCAGCCTGCCAAACAGCTTCACTACAGGCGACTCACCCTCTGGGCGTTGGCCTAGCATGATGTCCTGCACAAACCGCTCCTCGGGCGTTGCAGGCCGCGCGTAGAACTGCGGAATGTAGTGCGCGCCGATCTTGGGTGGCTCTTCCTTAATAAAGTATCCATCACGTAGCATCTTTTTTCCTCCTGTCTTCGTTTGCGCGGCGGGCGTCAACGCCTTTCTTTTTTATCAACGCCGCCTCGTCCTTAGTATAAATCGATTTACCCACCATCACGTTGCCTGCGACCCACACCTCTGCTGAGTAGGCATTGTTCTTGCATGAGTTGCACTTGCGTTGCCGCCGAATGCCGCCTGGCTGTTGGGTGGTGTTCACTACATGGGTCCTGTTGCCGCACTGCATACATTTCATGGACGTACCGCCTTTGCCATGATCTCCAACCGTTCACGGGCGTCACGCAGGGCGCAGTAACGCTGGTGCAGGCGCTGCAGATGGGAGCTGCGGCGCTCATGCAGCGTCTCATGCGTCAGTAGGGCGAACACCTCGTCTTCTGACAATGACGGCAACTGGTCATTCAGTGCGCGCCAGCTTTGCTTTTTCATCTTCGACCTTCTGTTCTATGGTTTCTAATTTATCCACCGCACGCATCCAAGCGTTGGCGATCTGGTTGTATTCCTTGTTGCGCTGGCGCTCTTCTACCTGCGCAGCCTTTAGTTTGGCCTTCCAGTAGTCAATTCTTTTCACGTTGTTCGGCCTCCAGTTCACGCAGATCGTTGGCCACATCGGACACGCCGTGCCAATCGCTGCGGGCAATCATGACATGCAGGTAGTCGATCAGAATCTCGCGCTGCGTCTCGTACTTGGTAAAGTCCGTCATTTTGCTTCCTCCTTGGGTTTGGTAAATCGAGAGATCGGGATAATACGCTTACTGCCGTCTAACATTTCAATGTGCGCAAAGCCCTGCGAGCCCGCCCAGCAGCCGTAGTACGCACGGTTTAGTCCGTCGATGTCGAAGGCCATCTTCATGCCGTGGCACCAGCTAGGGCGGTCTTGGGTCAGCACGGTCTGAACGCTGATGTCGTTCGTGTACGTCAGGTAGTCGGGTGGGGCCGCCATTGCGGGCGCCGCCAGTAATAAAAGTAGGTATCTCATTTCAGTGCTTCCATCGCTATGTCGGAGATTGCTCGTTTGTCGTGCAGGGCTGCCCAGATCTTTTCGTCAACTGTCTTGTCGGCGAGTAGGATATAAACCCAGACGTCGTGCAGCTGCCCGGAACGGTGCAGCCGTCCAACCGTTTGCTCGTACAGCTCCAGGCTCCACGGCAGCGACAGAAATACCATGTGGCTTCCCCCATGCTGTAGATTAAGTCCATGTCCTGCTGACTTAGGGTGGACGGCAAGAAGTTCGATCTGTCCGGCGTTCCATCGCTTGATGGCGTCGGTGTCGTCGAGGGTGGCAAGCTTCGGATAGCGGCGACGAAGTTCTGCCACCTCTTCCTGAAACTGGTAAACGATAAGCGTATTGGCATGTTGGTTCTCCTCCAGTAGTTCGTCTAATCGATCAAACTTGTGACTGCTAAACCACACCGCCGTCTTGCTCGACGTGAACTGACCCGGCGCGGCAGACGCTACCCGGCTGCTGTCGTACACAAAACCGGACGCCATCTGTTGCAACTTTGATGTAACAGCCGCAGCGTTAGCCGCCAGAATCTCAGCCGTTGGAAACTGCACCACAAAATCACGCTTCATCTTTTCATACGGCTGTCGGTCGTCCAGCTGACTGCGCAGCTCGACCACATGACAGGGTGGTAGCTTGTCGCGGTAGACGCCAGGCTCCAGTACGAAGGTCGCCGGTTTGATCTTCTCCATGACCAACTGCAGGGCGCCTGGGCGTGGCAGCCACTCGCCAAAGTCGCGGTTCATGCAGACAAAGTATTGCTGCAGGAACGCGCCTTTGGCGCGGCCCAAAAGCTTCTCGTCGACGATCTTGCACTGGCCGAAGACGTCCTCTAAACCGTTACTGGTGAACGATCCTGTCAACCCCCAGCGTATCTTGAACTGGTCGATCACCTTGTGCAGGGCTTTGAAGCGTGTGCCGGACGGATTCTTTAATTTGGTCAGCTCGTCGAACACGATCGCGTCGAAGTCGGACAAGTCCTGCTCGGCTAGCCACTGGATGTTGTCGTAGTTAGTGACCACTACGGCTACAAACGAGCGCAGTGCTGCCGCTCGATCTTTAGGCGCACCCACGGCCACGCGGTGATCTAACTCTGGCGCCCACTTGGGCACCTCGATTGGCCACACATCCGTGCAGACACGCTTTGGTGCCAAGACAAGGAAACGCGACGCGTAACCATCTTTGACCATTGCCTGCATCGCAGTCAACGTGATCGCCGTCTTGCCTGCGCCCACGGGCGCCAAGATCATCGCCCGATCG